CATCAACAAAACTTGGCACGATTGAAGAGAACGCAGATGTTACTGATACTGCAAATGTTACAGCAGCAGGTGCATTGATGGATAGCGAAGTAGATGCAGATATAAAGACTTTAAGTTTACCTGCAAGTACAACCATCAGTACGTTTGCTAAGACGTTCCTTGATGATGCAGATGCAGAAGCAGTTAGAACTACAATAGGTGCAGGAACATCAAGCACAACAGGTACAGTTACAGAGGTTACAGTCGGCACAGGTTTAGATGTTACAAGTGGCACTACAACCCCTGCACTTAGTTTAGACCTATCAGAGTTTACAGATATGACTGCTGATATGGAAACAACTGACGAGTTTATTGTGCTTGATAGTAGCTCTGAAAGACGTAAGGCAGTAAACGAAATAAAATCGACTCTATTTAGCAACAATGACCTTTACAAAGTTATAGGCATTGCAACAGACCACGCAAGTAGAGTTACTTTAGATAGTGGTACATCAGAGGGTGCTACAAGTATTATGCAAAATTTTGAAATTTTAATAGCGAACTAATGAGTTTATACGATAAAGCAAGTATAGTATTAATACCAAGTGGATTTAAGTCAGGTTCAACAGATAACTTGTATTCTGTTTTACCTGCAAATGGTAATGGCGATTTTAATGCTACAAGAGGTTCAACAGCAACAAGAGTTAACAAAGATGGACTGATAGAAAGTGTTGCTTCAAACGTACCACGATTAGACTATCCTTTAACAAGTGGTGTTGTAGGGGATTGCCCTCATTTACTTTTAGAGCCAAGCACAACTAATTTAACAAATTATAGCACACAAATTGACAATAGTTTTTGGGGGAAGTCAAATTCATCTGTTTCGGCAAATAGTAGCATATCGCCAAATGGGGCTTTAGAAGCTGATAAAATAGTAGAAAATACATCATCAGGTGTAAGTCACGGCATATCAAAATCAATCACAGCACCATCAAGCACAACAAGCACGCTATCATTGTTTGCTAAAGCAGATGGTAGAAATCTTATTAGGGTACAATTTGGCAGCAGTATAAGAGCTTTTTTTAATATATCAAATGGAACAATAGGAACAGTAAATAGTGGTACAACAGCTAAAATTGAAAAATTTCCAAATGATTGGTATAGATGTTCAATCACAGGTACATCATCATCAGGTTCAACTACATTTACACAAGTTTTACCTGCGTTGGACGACGAAGATGTTACATACGATGGCGATGGTACAAGTGGTGTTTTACTATGGGGGATACAATTTGAATCAAAAAGTTTTGCAACATCTTTTATAGAAACTGTTGCATCTACAACAACACGCTCTGCTGATTTATGTATTGATTCAGGCACGAGTGCAGAGTTTAATGCATCAGAGGGTGTTTTATTTATAGAATGTTCAATGTTCACAAATTCAGGGGAAAATAATTATTTTAGTATTGGCGATACAACAGGTACAAGAGATGGCGTTGAATTACATTTTAGAACCGAATCAAATAGAATAAGAGGTATTATATATTCAAATGATAGTGTTACTGTAAATTTTGACACTACTTCATTTGATAAAACCAACAACAACAAAATAGCTTTTAAATATAAGGATAATGATTTTGCAATATGGGTTAATGGCTCACAAGCCAACACAAATACAAGTGGTGCAGCACCTTTAAAATTATCTAAACTTCAATTTTCTGATGCTAATAATGGCAATATATGGTATGGAAAATGTAAACAAGCCATTGTTTTTAACGAACTATTAACAGATGCAGAACTAACAACATTAACAACTCAATAATGGGATATCTATTTAAAAAATACGAGTTTAACTCACAGGAACAAGCAGAGCAAAAGATAGCTGCTTTGCCACACGAAACCGATGAGGATGGTAACAAATATCCTACGCATCATCACAGCGTTGTAAAACTCGGTTATCTATGGATTACTGAGCCAATCTATGACGATCAGGGCGAAATAGAATCTGAGGGCGTTGCATCTGATAAGTACTCAGTAGATGTGTTGTGGAATGAATTAGATAGTAGCCCTTACGGATGGGCTTCCTTTGAAATAACTTGCGAGGGGAATGGTGTACACACCTTTGCAGGATGGAACTTTAACGAATAAAAAAAATGGCAGAGTTATCTAAAAATACTAAATTCAGTATGAGCATAGAAACTATGGTATCCCTTGCAATAGGTATAAGCACTGTTACAGCTTTTTATTTTAGCTTAAAAGCGCAGATTGACCAAGCTATGAAATTGCCTGAGCCTGTAATATCTCGTCAAGAGTATGACTTGAAAGATAACGCAATCCGAAAAGAGATTATGAATAATCGTGAGCTTATAGAAAAGAACTTTGAAAAACTTGAACTGATAGAGCAACGTGTATATGAATTAAGATGAGAACTTTTATAGCCTTAGCGTTTTTACTTTTTACACCTACATCTTTAGGTAAGGTAGAAGTGTCTGATATTACTGTACTACAAATAAACGCACATTGGAACAGAAACAACGATATTGATTTGAATGGTTTAACAGGTTGCAAAGTGCAGTATGGTTTATTGGAAAGGCAAAGCGAACAATTAAAGAAACAAATACAATATGTTCCTGTTGTTGTAATTTACAAAGGCAACAAGGCTGTAAGACAATGGTCAGCTGATTTAAGTTTTAAGTTAAATATAGATATAAACGAAATACAACAAGTAATAAATAAATTATAGTTATGTGTGAATTTTGCATATATTGCGGATTGTGTTAATATGAAATACTTTGATTACCACGAATTTGACTCTCCAGATGTACAAGGCTCTGGTCAGTTAATGAGTAAAGAACTCCTTGAAATACTTGAGGAGGTTCGTGAACATTACGGAAGACCTATACATATTACTTCAGGGTACAGAACGGAATCTCACAATGCTAAGGTTGGAGGAAAAGTCGATTCAAGTCACCTAAAAGGTTTAGCTTGTGATGTGGCGTGTACTAACTCAAGAGACAGATTTCACTTAGTACGCCTATTTATAGAGTACGGAATTACTCGTATAGGCATAGCTAATAATTTTATACACATTGACATAGATGATGAAGATAAATCTGAACAAGTAATCTGGACATACTAATGAAAAAGATACTACAACTTATTACTGGTGGTCTTATAAAAGATATAGGAAATGTTATTGACAAGGTAACAACCACTGATGAAGAACGCCTTATAGCGAAACAAAAAATACAAGAATTATTAGAAAAAGCAGATAATGATGCACAAACACAAGTTACAGAACGCTGGAGACTGGATATGCAAAGCGATTCGTTTTTGTCAAAGAATATACGACCGCTTATTATGGTGTTTCTTACGGCGATGTTTACCCTACTGGCATTTACCGATGGCAACATTGGACAGTTTTCTATACAGAAGGAATACATCCCTATATTTCAAACGCTCCTCGTTACTGTTTACGGTGCGTACTTTGTTGGAAGAACTTGGGAAAAAGGTAAGATTAGTGGCAAGAAAAATAGTTAACACATATAAGAAAAAAAGTAAAGTTAGAAGACCAAACGTACATTCTAAAAATGCTTCTGTAGGTCAGAAGGGTTATAAGAAAAAGTATCGTGGACAAGGTCGTTAATAACTTCTGTGAATTCAATACCCCCTTGTGAATTCAATAGGGTATATTTGCATTATATAAAGTTTTTCTCTGTTTAGTCCTTTATATTTGATTTTGTTCAATCAAGAGAGTGGCAGCCCTGTAAGGCTGTCACTTTTTTTTGTATATAATTTGGATATGTCAGTTGGGCTTTATATATTTGCCCTATGACTATATACGAGAAACTGGTGGATGTTCAGGGGAGACTGAAAGCACCAAAAAATCAGAGAAACAATTTCGGTAAGTATAATTACAGAAGTTGTGAGGACATCTTAGAGGCAGTAAAACCTCTATTAGTAGAGCACAAACTTGCTCTTACTATATCGGACTATGTAGATACTACACAAGCTCCGATGGTTTCGGCTACAGCAAAAATCACTGATGGTAAAGATACTATTGAGGTTAGTGCACAGGCTGGAATTGACATTAACAAGAAGGGTATGGACATAGCTCAATCATTTGGGTCAAGTTCATCTTATGCACGGAAATACGCTCTAAACGGCTTATTTCTTATTGACGATACCAAAGACTCAGATGCTACTAATACTCACGGAAAAGCAGTTACAAATGCTGTAAACGAGGCTTTAGCTTGGTTGCCTGACAGTGGTGTTAAATTTGATAACGCCAAAACAGCATTGAAGTCTGGTAAAGTGTCTATTCAGGACATTAGAAAGAAGTATAAAGTAAGTAAAAAAGTAGAAGAGTTATTAAACGATTAATTTTTAAATATGGATAATAAACAAGCAATTTATGTAGGAACTGGCACAAAGCCAGATAACTTTAATGGCATTAACTTCAGTGTATCTGAAAGTAAACTAAGAGACCATTGGTATGAGTATAACGGAGAAAGATACGTTAGACTTACTATCGAGCCAAAGAAAGAGCCGATGTATGGTAAGACTCACAACGTAAAGGTTAACACTTGGAAGCCACAAGGTGAAACAAGTGCTCCAGTTAAACAAGCTGTGGAGGAGAATAGTGACCTCCCTTTCTAAACTAATCAGGGGAGGTTCGCCTCCCCTTTTTTTTTATTATGAAACCTAAATTTATTAAATTAATTATGAGTGACTTAAATTTACCCCTACAGGAAAACGCTGTATTTAGCTATGTCTGTTCTCTGGCAAACAAGACAGGTTATTGTTACGCCACTAGCAAACATATATGCGAGAGTCTTGATATTAAAGACAGGACTTTTTATAGAATCCTAACAAGACTTGAGGACAAAAAGTTTGTGACTAGAGTTACTAAGAGCGTGGGGAATGATGGTAAAGAGCGTAAAATCTATGTAAATCCTAAATATCGTTCTCTATGTGATACAGCGTATGATAATTAAACAATGTACTATAGAATACAATGTATAATAAATAAATAAAATATATTATACATTGTACTATAATACTAATAAAAAAGAAAATTATCTTTTATTATGCAAACGATTGAACAAAAATTTTTAGCTTTAGGCATACAACCAAAGGGAAATGGTGTAGAGCAAAAAGTTAGATGTCCTAAGTGCGCCAGTTTAGGTAAAAAGAATTGGAAAGATACTTGTCTTTCTATTAATCTGGTGAAAGAGGTATGTAATTATGAAACAAACCAAAAGAGTTTACAAGTCTCCCAGCAAAAGTAATATGAAGAGCCTTACTAATGAAGGGCGTAAATTTTTAAACGATAGGGGTATTACTGATGAAGTGATTGAACTTAATAAAATAGTATCGACTAGAGACAACAAAAGTATTGCTTTTTCATACCTTAAAGATGGAGAACTCATAAACTATAAAACAAGAGGTATAAATGGCAAAACATTCACTCAGGCTAAAGATGCTAAGCCTATTATATATAATTACGATAGGGTCAAAGATTCTGAATCTATTGTTATATGTGAGGGTGAGATAGATTCGTTGTCTTGGGAAGTCACTGGTGTTGACTTTCACACTTCAGTAAATATGGGTGCGCCAAACGTAGGAGATAAGAATATAGATAAGAAGTTGGAGTGTATTTCTAATTGCTACGAGGTGTTTGAACAGGCTAAGAAAGTATATATTGCCACTGATAATGATGATAATGGCAGATTACTAGAAAGAGAACTACTTAGACGAGTTGGCGCAGATAAATGTAAAATAGTAGATTTAAGACCATTTAAAGATGCCAATGAGGTACTCCTACAGGAGGGCGTGGAAAGCCTCAGAAACAGGCTTAAAATGGCTCAAGACCCTAAATTAGAGGGCGTATTTGAAGTAACAGACGTTATGGAATCTATGTTAGATGGATTTCACAATGGACAGGAAAGAGGTACAACTACTTACATTCCTGCCGTAGATGAGGCGTGGACTTGGAGAAAGCAAGAGATTACAATATGGACAGGATATCAAAATGAGGGGAAGAGTTTATTTCTTAACCAGTTAGCTGCCGTTAAGGCGTATTGGGATGGTTGGAAGTTTGCAATCTTTACACCTGAAAATATGCCTATGAGAGACTTCTTCAATGATATTATTGAGATGTATATAGGTAAAAGTGCTGACCCATACTACTCGCATCAGATGACTGAAGAAGAATATAAAGAAGGTATTGAGTTTGTTAAAAAACACTTCTTTGTTATCTATCCTAAGAAGTTCTTTACTCTTGACAATATCTTTGAACGTGCTAAGTTTTTAGTCCGTCAAAAAGGTATTAGGTCTCTAATCATTGACCCCTACAATACAGTTCAGCATAAGATGTTTTCTGGCGAAAGAGAAGATTTATATATCAGTAGATTTATGTCTCAACTAAAAAGATTTGCAATAGAAAATGACATAAGTGTGAATTTAGTGGCGCATCAAGTAACGCCACAAAAAACTGAAGATGGCAGATACTACAAGCCTGATGTCAATAAAATAAAGGGCGGAGGTACGTTTGCTGACAAGGCAGATAATGTGGCGTATGTTTGGCGACCGAACAGAGCTTTGGATTTTTCGGACACAAGTGTTATATTTGGAACACAAAAGATTAAGAAACAGAAGTTAGTTGGTATCCCACAAGACGTTACTGGCATAAACTTCAACGTAAGAGAGCAGAGATATTACTTTAATGGGTACACGCCCTTTAATGATATTGATGCCAAGAGATGCGAAAAAAAGCAAGAGTAGATGCGAATCAAAAAGAAATAGTACAGGAATTGAGAAAGAGAGGTATATCTGTTTTACATACACACCAACTTGGTAAGGGTGCGCCTGATATTATAGTAGGCTATATGAATTCAAATTACCTTATTGAAATAAAAGACGGAAACAAATCTAAAAGTCAACAGAGACTAACCAAAGACGAATTAGACTTTTCACTTAAATGGCGTGGAAGTTATGCAGTATGTAATTCGTTAGAGCAAATCCTGTTACTTATAGATTATGACAAAGAACGAGCTGTTAGAAAAACTAGCTGAAAAATATGATGATTGGTGGAATATGGCGAAGTCTTTTAAAATCAGTGATGACGAGGCTTCAGACCTTGTTCAAGAGATGTTTGTTAGGATATATGATTATGTCAAAGAGCCTAAAAAGATATTCTACAACAAGGATGAAGTTAATACGTTCTACATATATATAACGCTAAGGAATTTGTATTACTCTAATTTTAAAAACAATAGATTGACATTTGTAGAGGAAGTGAAGGATTTTATGATAAAGGAGTTTGATATGCCAAACTATATGGAGACAAGTAAAAAAGAACACCTTGAAAAAGTATTTAACAATGTTGATTCTGTTATAGATACTTGGTATTGGTATGACAAAAAAATGTTTGAATTATATTATAGGACTGATATGTCTATGCGAGATATATCCAGTGAGACAAAAATAACATTGAGTTCAATTTTTAATACGTTATCAAATGCGAAAAAAGAAATCAGGAAAAAGCTCGAAGAAGCCTATCAAGAGTACAGGCGCACAAAAGAGTAAGGGGTTAGGAGATACTGTAGAAAAAGTATTTAAAGCTACAGGAGTAGATAAAGTCGCCAAGTGGATATTGGGTGAGGACTGCGGTTGTGAGGAACGAAAGCAGACTTTAAATAGATTGTTCCCTTATGTTAATCCAGAATGTTTGACTGAAAGTGAATATAATTATCTACACAAGTATTTTACTGATAGACCAAATGTAGTAGATAATGCTATGCAATTAGAGTTACTTAAAATATATAACAGAGTATTACATCAAAACAGCAAGACAACAAGTTGTACGCCTTGTTTTTTAAATAACATACAGGACAAGCTATATAAGATATACTCTGAATATGAAAAATAAAATAAACAGAATACATAGTTTAGAGAAGGCGTTTGTTTTATATATGAACACTATGTATGACTGGAATCTAAACTGGACTGGCGAAGGTATGTCTAATTGGGATGCTGAAGGTTCTACTGCTAAAGGAAACAAATGCGTTGTTGAAATGAAGTTTAGAAAGACTTACTATGAGACTAAAATGATTGAGGTATTTAAGTATGATAAACTTATGTCTCTTGATGATGGCATTGTAAAGTTGTACTTTGTCAGTGACCCTAAAGGTAGCTATATGTTCCACCTCAATAAACTTAATCGATTAAACAAGGAAAGTTTATCCTGTCCGAAAAATACTATGTGGAATGGAGCAAAGACAAATAAAGAGGTCTACCTTTTATCAGAGGACTTGGCTGTAATGAAACAACAATTCAATACCAAGTTATTTTAGTATGCCATTAATGAGACCAAAGAAATACGAGAAAAATAAAGACTTCATTCAAAGGTGTATGGGAAACGCTAAAATGGGAGAAGAATTCCCTAATAGAGACCAGCGTTACAGTGTATGCCAAACAATCTTTAAAGACCAGTTCGACCCAAAAAAATAATTAACAATTTTGTTTATTAGTTAATTATTTATATATTTGTAATCAAATCAAGTAAGAATGATTGTAAAGAGAATTATATTACACCCCCTTAATCTTTTACGAGTATCTATAGCTATTTTAACACTAATAGTGTTCTTTTCTATAGAAACTATACTCCTTGTTATATATCACGGAGTAGAGACACCATTAAGGAAAGCCCTTGATTGGATAGAGAAATTTATTAAATACACGATTAAATATATACGATAATGGGAAAATCAGGAGAAGAGTTTTTAAAGTTTATTGAGAGACAACAGCAGGAAGCTGAAGACGATAGTAAGAGAAAGTTTTATGAGGATATGGAACGTCAATACTATGAGGCTCAAGAAGAGAGAGCTTATATGCAAACAGAAGAATACAAGCAACGTAAAGATGAAATAAGAAAAACTTTGTGGGGTGTATTCAATCATTTTCACCCACACACTTGGATATGAAGCATACGATAATGACGCTAGACGGAAAGTTCTGGCAATATGAAGACATACTAAAAGAGATGGATAGTGACGAGTTTTATTATGGTTACTTAGGAAAGTACGCTCTTAGTAGTAGTTCTATAAAGACACTTTTGGATTCTCCAAAGGCTTACTTAAAATCATTAAGACAACGTAGCGACACCCCTGCTCTTATGCAGGGGAGGCTCGTTCATTTGGCGGTTTTAGAACCTAATAAATTTTACAACCTGAACTTTGTAGATGTACAGAACAGAAACACTAAGGCTTTCAAAGAAGCTCTTAGTGAGGACCCTGAGAGTTATACAATCAAAGAGCGAGATTCGGCTATGCATATGGCTGAGGCGATTCACGACAACAAATACGCCAGAGAACTATTAGAGGGTACTGATAAAGAAGTGCCATCAATGAATATGATGTTTGGAAAACCCTTCAGAGGTAAAGCTGATGCTTTAGGCTCAGGGCGTATGGTTGATTTAAAGACAACCAGTAGTGATATGAATGATTTTCACTGGAGCGCAAAGAAGTATAAGTATATGTGTCAAGCTTACATTTACAGTAAGTTATTCGATGTGGATTACAAAGACATATATTATCTAGCGATAAACAAAGAAACTTATGACATTGGAATCTTTGATGTTTCAGAAGAATTCTATAACTTAGGGGAAAATTTAGTTGAGAGAGCAGTTGAAGTATATACGGATGAGATAGAGAATGGTATGAATGAATTACATAACTATACTATTCGAGGTACACTTTGATTGAAGACGATTACAAATTATTAATAGAAGAATATAAGAATGACATTCTCTTGTCACTAAGAATGGGGGTGCTTAAAGTAGATGAGTTAAAACATCTACTTCAGCATTTCAAGGAAGAAGAAAATTACGAGGCTTGTCAAGGATTGTCAAATGCTTATGTTTTATTTAAAAAAGAGTTAGATGAATACTGATTTTGATGCGTTAAGGGATATAACACAACAGCACTGCAAAGCTGACCCAATGAAAGAAACTAGAAGAAAAGAATACATATATGCACGAATGATTATGTATAAGGTTCTAAAGAAATTTCATAAACATAGCTATACTAAGATAGGTAAAATGTTTGATAAGAATCACGCCACCATACTAAGTGCAATCAATAAGTTTGATAATATAATTGAGCTAGATGAATGGCTGAGAGATAGATTTCACTCTGTACTAAATGATTACACAAGAGAAGTTAGTTTACAGAATGACGCTATTTCGGATGTGTACTTAAAGAATAAAATTCTAGAATCTAAACTAAGGTCGCAAAGAAAGCTTGTAAGACAATGTAAGGAAATATCTGATATCATTGATGAACTTCCTAAAGATAAGGTTGAGCAGATAATTAAAAAGCTCACTTTCTTGGCTCAAGCAGCTAAGCAAGAGATTAAAAGCGCTAATCAACAAGCTAAGATATATAGTGCTCCAGAATGAAACAAAAGAAATGGACTCAGGCTCAAAGGATAGCTAATTTAGAAAAAGCTACTTCTAATTTGTATATGATGATTCAGGCGATAATTGATAAGCTACCTAAAGAAGAAAACGCCAAAGATAAAAAGTAGTTACTTTAATTAAAGATGGCGTATGTCTGATGACCAACAGTTTGAGAAACAGGATGTTGTAAGTGTAAAAACGCAGAAGTGGTTAGCTGAGAAAAAACGTAAAGAGGCAGAAGCTAAAGCTAAACCAAAACCAGCTCCAAAGAAACAAGAGCCAAAAACAAATCAACCTACCATACTAAAAGAGAAGCACGTCAAGTATTCTGATGGGCGCAGAAACAACGGAGCAACCAAGGGTGTTTCTAGGGGTCAAGGAAGACCTCCAAAAGCAAAAGAAGAGGACATAAAGAACTTCGCTCTTGGTTCAATGAAACGTGCCTTTGGTAGTGAGAAGAAAGCGTGGGAAGCTCTTGCGAATATGAGTAAAGACTCATTCCCACACTTACGACTTCTTTGGGAATATAAGTATGGTAAGCCTAAAGAACAAAAAGAATTGAACGTAAAACAGGAAGTAAACATTCCTGTAATATCATTTTTAGACCCAGAGAAGACTATTGATATTGACGCTGAAATACAAGATGATGGCAAAGAAAATAAATAATAATCATTCTCCGTTCTTCACTAATAAGAAGGAGTTTGATTGTGTTGATTATGAGATAGGTAGGGAAAGATGTGAGGAGCAGTGTTCGTTCTGTAGCGTTATACCTATCACTGAGTAATGAAGAATGTTAATCTTAATCCAAAGTATCATTCGCTATTCAAGTCTCCATCCAGATACCACATCTGTACTGGTGGTCGAGGTAGCGGAAAGTCTTTTGCGGTAAATACATTCTTAGTATTACTCACTTACGAAAAAGGACATAAGATACTTTTTACTCGATATACAATGACTTCGGCAAGTATGTCGATTATACCAGAGTTTCTGGAGAAGTTAGACCTTATGGGTATTGGCGGTAACTTCACTGTCACAAAGACTGAAATCATAAACAATCTTACAGGGAGTAGTATATTCTTCAGCGGTATCAAAACAGCCAGTGGAGACCAAACTGCAAAACTAAAATCCATTCAGGGTGTTACCACGTTTGTATTGGATGAGGCGGAGGAGCTTACGGATGAAGAATCATTTGATAAGATAGATTACTCTGTAAGGGCGATGGGTACGCAGAACAGATGTATCTTAATCCTAAACCCCACTACAAAAGAACATTGGATATATCAAAGGTTCTTTCAGAACAGAGGTATTCCTGATGGACACAATGGAGAGAAGGAGAATGTGAATTACATTCACACTACATACTTAGATAATAAGAAACACTTGTCTGAATCATTTGTTGGGCAAGTAGAGGATATGAGAACCAGACGACCAGATAAATATAAGCACCAGATATTAGGCGGATGGTTAGATAGAGCTGAAGGGGTTATCTTTACTCACTGGCGCATTGGAGAGTTCGACAACAATCAGGATACAATCTTTGGCTTGGATTTCGGATTTTCCACAGACCCCTCAGTATTAACTGAAATTGCGATAGATAAATTACGCAAAATAATATGGATTAGAGAGCACTTCTACAAAGCGGGTATGTCCACCTCCAATATATTCGAGATGTGCCGTAGAATCGCAGGAAAACAGCTTATAGTGTGCGATAACAGTGAACCTCGACTGATAAGCGAATTGAAGACTAAAGGGCTCAATATAACGCCAACGATAAAGAAGAAGGGTAGTATATTAACAGGAATCGCTCTAATGCAAGACTATGACATTATTGTAGATAAAGAATCTATCAATACAATTAAAGAGTTCAATAATTACGCTTGGAAGCTAAAGGGTAGTATTCCACAGGATAATTGGAATCACAGTATTGACGGAAGTCGGTACGCAATTCAATACCTACTTACTCGCTCTGTTCCGAAGGGGATGTACATTCTTCGTTAGAACGCTCTATCTCTTTCTGTAGATTAGCAAGAGCCCTCCACGCTACTTTAGCTGAATGGCGCACACCATCTGTATCTATCGCACCTGCCTCAAGTAAATGACGAGTAAGTGCATCCAGCTCATCTCCAGATTTACTCCTATCCCAGTGCAAATGTTTATCTGGATTGTGTTGATAATTTCCCATAAAAGAACATTGAGCTACTTCTCTTATCGCATCAGGGAAATAATTAAGGACCCCACTGTAAACAGGTGTTTGCTTTCTTGTGAATTCAATAGGGGTCTCTGTGAATTCAATAGGGGTCTTTTCTTTTTCTTGTACATAATCTATTGCCTCATCAAAATAATCTCCTGTGAATTTAACACCCCCTGTATTGTTCTGTTTCATATCTGTGAATTTAATAGGTATAAAAAAATACCCTATCTTTCGACAGGGTACTTTCCTTAATAAAAAAATAGAAAAATTATGAGTATATTTCTTTTACAAATATAAAACAATTTCTTAACATTAGCTTAACATTGGGGAAAAAAAATCTGTCTATGTTTGTATCACAATTTTAAATATAATATATATGAAACCTATGACTTATACTGAAGAGCTCTTACAGAAAATCGAGAGACTCGAATATATGAACCTATTATTACAAAGAAACCTTGATAGTGTTCATCACGTCAAAGAGCGATATGAAATGGCTCTTAAAGACATCGCACGTCACGAAGAAAATCCTTTCGTAAAAAACTTTACCTGCAATAAATTTGCCCAAAAGGTTTTAGATGAATACCGTCACTTTCCAAGTAGAGAAGTATAACAATTTTAAATATAAATAATATGGGAAATATGAGTTACTGCCGATTTGAAAATACGGCAAGAGATTTAAACGATTGCTTAAATGCGATTCAGGACAATGCGATTCACGATTTGTCAAGTGTTCACGAAGTGTACGGATTGGAGGATTTACTGAATTATTGCGAGGCGATTTCTTCTTACAAAGATGAGATTGAGGAGGCAGTCAAGCAAGGTAAAATTGAACACAGTTTTTAAATATAATAGAATGGAAAAATTACATAAAGCTTTAGATAAAAGTGTCGAATTTCAACTTGTATTATATAAGATTCTTGAGGATAATTTAGACGATGATGAATGTGTAGACACAATTCTTCAGGATTCGCTTGAGGGGATTGCTGAAGCGATTGAATATCAACGAAC